GGAGCAGGGGCTTGAGAGCACGGATGAGCGCATCCGGCAACAAGCAGCCAACAAGATTATGGACTATCTTATCAATGTTTCGAAGGAAGTCAATCAGGATCAGTTGAATCGCTTGGTCTTAGAGGTGAAAACGTCCGGGTTGGTGGGGGCAGGGTCGTCTGTACAGGAGGACAACACCCCTATCCTCAACTTCGATGAAATCCACGAGGACTTCCGTGACGCTGAAGTGGTGGACATGAGCGATGTTAGGGCTGTAAAATAGGGTCAACTGTGAAATTAGAGAGGATGTCTGTGACTCTGTCGTCAATTCTGCCTCCCCATTTCTCGGCAAGCAATCTCGCCTTAGCTTCTTTTAAGTTCTTATAAACCAAGAAAGCTTCTTCTGCTGTTTTGAAAGACCCTTGATATGGTTGATCTTCAAATCCTCTAAACTGTGCGATATAAGTGCCGGATTTTTTGTTAAGTGTCACTCCGTTGGGTAAGTCACCAGTATCTCTAAAATTACCGGCAATAAAAAAGGAGTTTACTTCCCTAGGGACAAATACACAGAATTCTTCTCCGTACACTTTGTTGCCTTTTACTAGGATGTCTTTGTCAATCTGGAATACCTCTCCCCGAAAATCTGTGTCTTTGAATCCCTTTTGCGATTGACACCAACTCGCAAAAAATTGAAAGTCTTTGAACGAGTCAGAGGCCGACACTCCGATATAAGCGTTTGGTTGCAATTCAGTATTACATCTTGACATGATACCATTCCACAACCTGCCTTCATAAGAATTCTTAGACCATTTATTGGCCCATTTCGCATTCCTTTTATCGGATTTTAGTAAGGCTTTTGCTGCGTCTATTTTGAGCAGTGTTTCAGCGTCAGATATGTAGCGCTCCCTGAATTGAGATACTGCTTGACGAGACACTGTTGCAAATTTTTCCCTTATTTCATCTACAGACATTTTACTAAAATCCAACACGATTATCTACTCCAAAGTTTAAAACTAGATTATAGCATGATAATCTTAAAATGTCAAGTTAAATTGCTATGAGGTGGTTTTTGGAGGATAAAACTTGACAACAACCTTGTGTCATGATACAATTCTGTTTGTTGGATAGTGACTGAAACATTCTACTGCGCAGCGCTGGAAGCAGGATCACTCCAATAGACTTGCCACTCTGCCTTCTGTAGAGTGGAAATGGCTTCGTTGAGCCAGCGTAGCGAATCAGCAACAATTTAAGGCTTGCCACGCCTTCTTCAGAATTGGCTAGAACGCTTCTTACGAGGCGTTCTATTAGAATGCTCTCCTTGCGGCCTAAGTTCCCCTCCTTAACGATGGTGGCGGGATTGAGCATTCTAATAGAATATGTCTCCCTCCTCTGTGCCCTATCATGTGTAGGTGTCTCAAGTGGGAGATTTCTCAGCCTTGTTAGTTCAGTGACAGAATACGCCCCTTGTAAGGGTGAGACACCAGTTTGATTCTAGGTACGAGGCACCATCTGCGCAAGCTACCCGCATCCGGTCTACAGAGTCGGCTCTTGCCGTTAAAGCTTGCATTTACACGATTTACAACTTCCGGTGTGCATGGGTTGTAGAGCTAGATTTAAGTGCCGAACAAAGCAGGTTTGGTATAGTGGCTGTGCCATAGCCTTCCAAGCTATTGAGGTCGGATCGTTCCCGACAACCTGCTCCAGAATACAAGGAGAACAAATGACAGAAAAGAAGTCGTCGTTTCATCACGACACAGGAAAAGGGAGTCGCCCACGTTCCTACAGCGTGACATTTGAAGAATACGATAAGAATTGGGATGCTATCTTTGGTAAGAAGGAAGCTCCGAAAGAAGAAGTGGTTGCAGCTACTGTTGTCGAAGCAAAAGATGCCGCCGAGGGCTAATTAAATTCTCGTAACAATTTCGCCTACGGGGAGTGCCCCAAGTGGCGTCTACGCTGCCTTTGGCGGCAAAATCGTGGAGAGGGCCGCTCTGAGGTGGCTAAGGTACGGGCAAGGTTGCGTGGCGTCGTACCACTAATTTTGAAGCCTGCTATCAGAGATGGTAGCGGGTTTTTCGTGTTTTGTGGTGAACGGACTGATCCTCCTTCCAAAGCTACACCTTTGGATAGCCACTCTTATTAACTCGTGTAGGAGACAATTTGGGTAAGCAGAAGACTCTAGAAGAATTTATCAATGATTCAATCAAGAAACACGGTAATAAATTCGATTATAGTAAGGTTGTATACAAACACTCAAAAGAGTATGTAGAGATTGGTTGCTTAATTTGTGGGCACTGGTTTAAGCAGAAGCCCAGCCATAATCTTAATGGGCGAGGCTGTCCAATGTGCGCTCGTAAAAAGCAAGGGGACACATTTAGGCTCACACAAGAAATTTTCCTCAGTAGGTGTGTTAAAACTCACGGAGATAAGTATGACTATTCTCTAGCGGAGTATGTGCAGACCGATAAGAAAGTTAAAATCCTCTGTAAAAGTCACAACGAAGTGTTTGAGCAGACTCCCCACGAACATATGAAAGGTGCAGGATGCCCCTCGTGTTTCGAGGAGCGCAGAGGCAAATCAAAACAAGAAAAAGCCTCAGCAAACTTCTTACGTGAAGCGCTTGAAATACACGGTGATCTTTATGACTACTCTAGGGTAAAATACGTGCTGTCCACTGAATATGTGGAAATCGGTTGTAAGCGGTGTGGGAATTATTTCTTGCAGACTCCTTCTGGTCATAAGCAGGGTTACGGATGCACTAAATGTGCCGCTGACATTAGAGGTTTTAATAAAAGGACATCCACTCAAGGTTTTGTTGAGCGAAGTCAGGCTGTACACGGCGAAGGTAAATTCCTCTATGACCGAGTGAATTACACAGTGTCGCAAGCGAGGGTGGAGATAGGTTGTGCTTCGTGCGGTAATTACTGGAAGGTTGTAGCATATAAACATTTAAACGGGTTTGGTTGTTCTTACTGTGCCGAGTACGGTTTTAACTTTGAGAAACCAGCTACGTTATATGTACTACAATGTGAGAATATCACTAAAATAGGCATCACAAACAGGGAACCTATTAAGCGCATCAAGGAAATCAATAAAGACTCTGGCAAAAATTTTGTGCTAACACACAGCTTTGAATTTGAAAGAGGAAAAGAGTGTTCAGATTTGGAGACGGAACTGCTGAGATACTTGAGAGCAGTGTACGAAAATCCTGAAGTTAAATACAACGGCTCAACTGAATCTTTTATTGACGTAAATCTTGACGCTCTTTTAAGGGAGATAAGAATTGACTAAGAAAGAAAAAATCGTGCTTGGGCCTGACAGCCCTACGCACAAAGCCTTTCTAGATTGTAAAAGTGATTATGTAATCTTTGGTGGTAAACAACTCTGCCTCCAAATCAAAACATCTCTCTAATTCAGGGAAACTCTCTACGAGACAATCCTGAGCCAAGCCCTCAAGGGAAGGTGCAACGACTAGCTGAAAAGCGTAGGGCCAAGCGGCTCGAAACGGGAGACTCCGAAAGGATGAAGATATAGTCTGAACTACCATAGTGATATGGTGCAGCCAATTTGGCGGAATTAGGTTAGCGCCCTAGTTTGAACATCGCGGGAGCCGGTTGCGGCAAGAGTCATCAGGCACTTTTGAAGGTACTTAAATATAAAGACGATCCGAATTTTAGGGGAATTTTTATACGTGAGACCAGCGTCCAACTTTCTCAGGCGGGTGGTCTCTACCAAGAAGCGGAGAAAATGTGGAAGCAATTTGGTGCGAAATTTAAAACGCACCCTCAAATGACTGCAACCTTCCCCTCGGGCGCGCAGGTGCAGTTTAAAGTGTGTGGAGCCGATAGGGACATTTCCAACTACGATGGTGGTCAGTTCTCCCTTGTGGTATTTGACGAAGCTCAGAACCACACAGATGTGCAAATTCGTTATCTAGAGTCTCGTATTCGTTCTCAGGCCAAGGGACCACATCAATTGGTCGCAACATGCAATCCTCGTCGCGACAGTCATTTGATGCCTTTTGTGAATTGGTATCTCGATCAGGATACAGGCATTCCTATTCCTGAACGTTCTGGTGTAGAACGCTACTACGCATCTTACAACGGTACGATGGTGTTTGCCGATACACGAGAAGAACTTCTGGCCCAATATGAAGGCGTAAGGCCGCAGAGCTATACATTCATCAGTGCTACTATTCGGGACAACCCTCGAATGAAAGTGCTGAATCCCGGCTACGTAGCTCGTCTTGAAAACCTTAAGCGAGTTGAGCGTGAACGTCTTTTGCTCGGTAGCTGGTTTGCTAAAGAATCAACTTCAGGTTACTTCAAGCGGGAGTGGTGTGAAATTGTAGATAAATGTCCTGCTGCCGTAGCCACTCGTGCTAGGGGTATGGACTTGGCAAGTACGCTCAAATCTGAGAGTAATCCCGATCCAGATTGGACTGCATCTACTAGGATTTCCAAAGGAAAAGACGGATTCTACTATGTGGAGCACGTAGAGAGATATAGGAAGCTTACACATAGCGTTCTAGAGAATATTGTCTCTACTGCGCGATTGGATCACGCAGAGCTAGGTGTTCAGGTTCCAGTGGTTATTCCTAAAGACCCCGGCGCTGCTGGTGCAGCAGCCAATATGTTCTTTATCAAGACTCTTGTAGAGAACGGAGTGGATGCACGAACAGAAGCTGTTTCTGGTCACACTGGAAAACTATCTCGCATGCAACCTTTCTTGTCCTTGGCAGAAGCAGGGCTAGTTAAGGTTGTTAAGGGAGATTGGAATGAAATGTGGTTCAACGAGCTTGAAGACTACATTGATGGGAATAGAAATCAAAAGGACGATATGTGGGACAGCACTGCTACAGCAGCCAAAGCTGTTATGAAGCAAATAACAATTCCTTCATTTACCCTCCCCACATTCACCCAAGCCTCACCTATCCCCTCCCTATAATAACACACTTCCGCAGGATTGTGTGCAAAATTTGACAAAAGTCTTATCTAATGATACAATCCTGCTAATGAATTAAAAGGAGCACTAATGGCAGCTAAAAAGAAGCCAAAAGACGATTCGGCG